TCAGAACAAATAAACCTGTTCTAGCTAGAATGCCTTCACCGGGCAACAAAATGTTAATTGCCCCAGCTACGCTTGGTGCGGGGAAAGACAGCAATGTCTCCCCAGTGCTTGTACCATCAGTGATGACCACTGTACCTAGAGTAGCCCCATAAATGATAGTAATTGCTTTCAAGCGCGAACGCCCGCTTACAGCAACCGCTCCGGGGGTATTGCCCGCTGCAACCAATATTGATTTAACGTCAGTTTGCATCATGCGATATGCCCCTACTTAGTTGGCAGCGCCGTAAGTACCGTCAGAGTTACGCACCGTGTAGATCAATGTCAGAACACCTGCGCCAGACGTAGCAGTAACGTTAGCTTGGGTGAACGTGATGATTGCATCAGTAGTACCGACGTTGTTACACAGGACAGCGGCGGCAGCATTGTTGTTGCCCAGCAGAAGATTTACTGAACCCGTATTCGTGAATACGCTACCGTTTGCTGCGGTATTGATGGCAGTGCCGTTAACAAACAACGCATAAGTTGGCGTTGTGGTTGCATAGGCAACGGTCGTGTTAAAGAAGGCTTGCATGATCATCGACCCAGCAGGGATCGTGAATGCGACAGTTCCAGCAGTAACATCTGTATACAGGACTGCCTTAGATTGTTGGCTAACAGTCGTGCCAACGTTACGGATCATGCCAGCAGTGGTTCCAGTAGTGTCTTTGACAGTACCGAGCAGCCAAGGGCCAAGGTGTGTAGCAACAGCCATGATAATTTCCTCACATGCGAGTTAAGCATACCAATCTGCATGTCGCCCGTCTGGAGCGGTTTGGTACACTGGAAGTCCAGATTGATTGTTTATACCATACTTCCTAGCGCAAGTGGTATTTATTTTTGACGTAAAAAAGCCCACCGAAGTGGGCTTTTGTCTTGCTGTGTATCAGGACGAACCGGGGCTACCGAACATTCCCAGCGGATCAGACCAGCCGAAGCTATAACGCTCGCGGCTCTTGTAACGGACATTGCCCGTGTCGAAGTCGCCGTCCATGCTGTTAGCCAGCGGAGTACGAATAAAGTGCTTCATACCATTTGGCACATCAGTAGTCAGATACCAGCCGTTAGTGTCGGTCAGGTAGTGATTGACAGTGTAGCCTTCTGGGATCGAACCGTTGTTCTTAATGGCGTTGATATCGTTATCGGTAGTGCCAACACGGAGGCTGGTTTCCAACAGACGGGTAGCAACGAACATCAGTGATGGCGGGACAATCAGCTTCTTAGGCTTAGCTGCGATCAACAGGCCACGTTCATCAGTCCAAGCAGCGATCTGAATGACTGCGGCTTCCAAAGAAGTCTCATTCAAGTCAGCAGCGGTAGCTGGACGATTACTGTTGGTGCCACCGGAGACCAACGGGTGAGCCGTTGAGAACAGTGCAACGCCGTCACCACCAACAGAAGCGGCTGAGAAGCCGTTGTTGATAATAGCAGCAGCCTTGACCTGCTTGGTATACGCCATACCGCGAGCCAGAGCCTTGGTGTAACGAGCAGACAAGCTGTCGTACAAGTTATCCTCGATGGCCTCTTCGGTCAGCGAGAATCCAAGAGCAATAGTCTCATGGTTGTAGCGTGCAGTCCAAGCTTCTTGACCATTGTCATAAGCAATGGCTGAGCCTTCGTTCTTCACCGGAGCAGCGGTAAAGCCAGACAGCTTGGTTTCCTCTTCAAAGGAACGCTCAGAAGTCTCAGTATCGTAGATTTCTTTGTGTTCTTCTTGGTAGGTCGAATACTCCAGACCAAACAAAGCGTTCAGTCCCGGAAGCAGTTCTTTAAGTAGTTGTGCGCGTGAAATAGCCATGATTTAGCTCCTTAGACTGCTGTGGCAGCGTAATACGAATGCACAGCGAAGTTGATCTTGACCAACATCTCTGGGTACTGCGTAAACACAATAGTAGAACCAGCGGGGATCACCGTAGCCGTACCACCAAGCGAGCTAGTGGCGACGTTGATAGTGACCGAAGTAGCTGCTGCCGCAGCGGCGGTAGTGACAAACGAGCCAGTACGAATGATCTGACCAGTCGGCGACGAACCACCTGCAATGTACGACACATCAGTACCAGCCAGAATCGCCGAAGGCAGGCCAGCGCCCGTAAGGGTAATCGTTGTAGACGAAGACGAGCCGGTAGCCGAAATAGCCACGCCAGTATCAGGGTACATACCAACAACACGGGCCGGGAAAGCAGCTGTAGTGAGGGTAGCCGAATACAACAGAGCATTAGCCGAGTTGCCGGTATTGACGTTACCTGTACCATCAACCATCGAGTAGTTCTGCCCGATCATGGCATAGCTACCAGAAGCCATAACGGTCGTGCCAGACACAACCGCAGCACGGAACACCGTATCCGGGTCATCGCAAACAATAGCAACTGCATCACCAGCTAGCGTACCACCGGGCCAATACTGCTGGAACTGCTTCTGCTTGGTTGTCGGGTTCGTGAACGAGCAGCCGAGGAAAACCCCAACCAAACCCAGACCAGTACCGCTGGTAGTGACAGCAGCGCGGGTAGCATTGCCACGAACAACCTTTACAAAGTCGCCGTAGAAAATGCTAGTCGCATCGCCGTACTGAATAGGCACTTCACGGGTGGAACCCGCAAAGACCTGACCACCGATCAGATTGATCGGCTTTAGCCCGTAGGGGGCGTCAATCGTAGGATAAGCCATTTATGACTCCAAAAAGTTAAATACCTTTGCCAAAGCTAGTCGAAGATTTCCGCTCTTTAAACATCGGCATCCTCGGATCGCTCTGGCGCATCATAGTATTGTCTACAGCGTCCACTTGATTCTGCGACTGCTTTGCAAAATGCGTATCGCGTTGGTCAACAAATTCTTGTGGAGTTTTGCAGAGCAATAGCCCTCCGATCTCAATGTTGTCTTTAAACCGACTAGTTGGATCGACCATAAACTTAAACTTAGGCTGCTCTTCGATTTGCACCGCCTCCCAACCTTCCCGGAATTTGCCCGAGATGTTACGAGGATCAGAAACATTCAAAGTAGAAACCCGAACCCACCTGTACGCGTATCCCGGCTGCCGATCAGGTTCAGGAAGCAATTCAGCTGGCATCCATTGTTTAGGACGCTCATCAATCACCCGTGCAGTCATCTCGCGTTGCAATCTGTTCTCAGCCATCTTAGGCCTCCAATTTAGTAAATTCACGAGCATATTGCTCGAGGGTTAGCCCAAGTTTCTTAGCTAGACCCACCTGCGTTTTAGACAGTTGAACTTGCTTCGGTGCAGTGCTTCGCCTTGCGGGCGCTACCACTGTACTTGGCTTTGTACGCTGAGGCTTACTGCCCTCATCGTTTTTAGAAGCTGCAAATTCTTCTGGGAACCTGCGTTGAACTTCTTTGTCGATACTGCCGTAATACTCGTCAGTACCGGTATATGCCTTACCATACCGCATTTCTAGCTCTTCGTGAACACCTTCGGCATACTTACGCATTGCCAACTTCTCACGATTAACGAACCAAGGGTTTTTGGACACCCAGTTCGACAGCTTTGGGTCCATTTGCGGACTAGACTGCGGCTGTGGGGTAGTTTGTACATCATTTACGGGAGATTGTACAGTAGGTTTAAAACTTTTTGCTTTATCGAGCTTCATTTCAGCCCGCATCATCTCCCGCTGAGCAGCTAATACTAGATCAGAGTCGCCTGATTCATAGGCCTCTTTATAGCTGCGCTCAGCCTTATCAAGCTCCATTTGAGCGGAACTCTGATAGTTGGAGATAAGCTCCTTCTCTCCCGTCTGAAGCATTTCTTTGAGCCTGCGATTCTCGTCGAGAATACGCTGAGTAGCCCCTAGTGCCTCATGCTGCTCCCTAAGAGCAGCCTCTTTAGCCCGACGCTCGTCGTGCCAAGCCTTCTTATACTGGGTAAATTTCTGTTTTACGTTCTTAGAGTATTCAGCTGACTCATCGGCCCGCTCAAGGTCATCCTTGATAGCCTCCGGCAACGGGTCAACGTGACGGTCTTCTTTAGGAGTGTCATCTACGACCTCTACCTCGATTTCTTCGTCACCCTCTACTGTGATTTCCAGCTTATCTTCGACTTCAATTTCGTCTGGAAACTTGTAGTCGTCGTTCTTAAATGTAGCCATGTGCGCTCCTATTTGCGTTTAATGCCGCGTGGGTCTTCTACAACAGCTTCGACTGAGTCGTCGTTAATGATGCGGAATTCGCGGTCGTGGATGAGAAGTCGTGAGCCAGCGTGAGGCCGAACCAAGACAAAGTCACCTTTCTTACACCACGGCCCTGTTGGGAACCGTTTCTCGTCTTTGTAGCAATCTTGACCCATTTCAACTACGAATAGGACTGTAGTCAGCGTCTCTTCATTGCGCATCATCTCTGCTGACTTGAGAAGGCTAATGCTTGTTCCTTCAATCTCTTTATCAGCTTCAGGGATAGCGCAAAGAATGCGGTAGCCTGATGGCACCGGTAGTTGCTTTGCTTTATCTTCTGCGTCTTTGTGCATCACGGTGGACAAGTCCACTGCTCTGCTTAGGTCGATTTTATTCATCGTCTAGTTGCTCCATCTGGTGTGTAAGGTCTGAAAGATAAGAGCGAGCGGTGAGCAGACCTTTAATAACCCCACACATCTCGCAATACTCGTCAAAGCTCTTAGCAGCCTTAGCTGCTAGAGCCTCTTCGATATGTTTGACTCCTTCGTCAATTCTGTCGTTAATGATGCCGAGCAGCTTTAAATTCTCGTACATCATTCACCTTTCTTGTTGGTAGCCAGCGCTTCTTGCTGCTGCCCATGCTTGTGCATATCTAACCCGCTCTGGAACCCTAGAGTCTCATGCTGATGCTCACGCTGTTTATGACTGGCGTGGGCTTGCATTGCCAACTTGGCTCCCTCGGTCTCTTGGTTAGTCTCAATCCTCTTAAGCTCAACCTGAATCTGCGCCATCTTGGCCTGCATATCAGCCTGATCCTTAGCTTGCTTACGCTGCAAATCGCCCTGCTTAATCTGAAGCTCTTGTTGCTGCAACTGAATGAGCGGGTCTTGCGACTGCTGCTGGTTCTTCTTCTGCTGCGCTTCTTGCTGATGCTGCTGGAGTAATTGCTGTGCCGCCTGAGCCGCCATCTGAGATACCCTGACTTCCATCTCTGGAGACATCATCTTCTCGTCTTGGTCATCCTCGTAGGCTGGCAACGTCTGGCCCATAACCTGCTCCATCTGCTTGCGCATCTCCATACCCAAGTGGTCTGCTATGTGAGCAGTGCCTACAGCCATAAGCTGCTGTGCCATCTGGGGGTTCTGCCCAATCAATTGCTGGATATGGGGGTCTTGTGCCATAGCCATATGAACGGCGATGTGAGCCTTATGATCCTGATACAAGAACGCTTTGACCGGCTTATTCTTGAGCATGTTCATGTTCTCCGTCACCGGATCACGTGGCTTCATGTCATCTTCAATAGGCACGAGCTTCTGGTAGTTCTTGATGCCTAGCACGTCCAACATCTGGCGATGTAATACAGGAAGGTCATACAACTGAGGTGCAGTCTGTGCCAACTGTAGCGCCGCCTGATACTGAACAACCTTCTGAGCCATAGTGGTGGCATTCGGGTCGCTAACAGGAATTACCTCTACCAAGTCGTAGTCCGACTGCTTAGCTTTGCGATCACCCTCTTCCGGGTCGTAGCTATCGTCTGAGGGTGTATAGTCACGGATGATATCCCGCAGCAGCCTAAACTCCTGCTTCATCGCGTAGTGAATGCGAGCTTGCACGGCACTCATCGTCTTGAGGCTACGCTCAAGAATAGCCAGCGTAGTACCTACGGGAGCCTGCGCAGACATATCTGACGCATTCAAGTCCATAGACCCAGCGAACCTACGACCCTCGTCGATCATCTGTGCCAGCAAAGCCATCAATACTTGGCTAGGCTCCTTGTACGGCAGTGGCATCAGGTTATCCCTGATAGTGCCACTAGGCACGTCAACGTCACGGAACTCTCCCGGAGAGATGGGAGTGTCGTCACCCTTGGTACGCAACCCACGAGTCTTGAAGCCGCCCGGCAAGTTAGACAGCGTACCTGCATCAACCAACTGACGCAAGATACTAGTACTACTCTTAGAGTACGCCCCGATCAAGTGGATCAAACCGAAGGCGTAGAACCCAAAGCCGGGGATGTACGGGTAGTGGACGAAGTGTGCCCGCTTCTGGTTTGTCTCATCCTCTGGACGCCAGTTACGACGAATAGCCAGAATCTGACCAGTACCCTTCTCCATAGTGACGACATAAGGCAGGGCAATGCCTGTCGGCTTACCCTTGTCATCCTCATGCTCATACCCCGGCAAGTCAAGGTCAACCTGCATCTCCAAGAGCTTGAACCGATTATCTTGCGATGCACGGAACCCAAGCTTCTCAGCGATCTTCTTCTCAACTTCGTCCATTACTGAGATGGGGTCGCCAAGGTCAATATCCCGGTAAAACCCATCATGCTGGAGGCGGCGAAGCTCGTTCTTGGTCTTGCGCATTACGTGAGTAACACGCTCAGCTGACTCTAGACTAGACGCCCCATACGGGACAACCACATCTTCAGCGGGCGCGTACATAGACACCTGACGATTAAGAGCAGGGTCAAAATACACTTTCTTGAACGCATTGCCAGCAAGGCCCAAGCCCCAGAGCATCCGCTCATGCTCAGGCCGAAACTCAAGCATAACGTCAGTCAGCTGATAGTTCATGTCGTTCTGGACACGCTCAGCCGCTGCCTTTGTCTCAGAAGTCTCTTTGCCAATAATTTGAGTCTTCACCGGGCCTGCAGCTGGGAACGTCTCCATCATGGTCTCAGCTTGGAACTTGACCACAGCCTCTGCCAAGAGTGGGTGATACACACCGCAGGCACCGGGCCAAGGCTCCATCCGATCTTCTAGCTTAAGACCTAGCAGTTGCAGGCCATCTACATATGTCTGTATCCATTCCTTGCGGCTGGAGATATCTGCTTCATAGTCCTCAATGAGGTCGCCAGCCAATTTAGTAAGCTCGCCCTCACTCATATCCTCGGCTAGGTTGTCATCAAACCCATCCTCGACCTCGACCCGCTCCATGTGCATGTCAAACCCCGGCCCCTCAATATCTACAGCCTCTGGGTCATGGATTGTGATCTCAATCGGTTCTTCTTCCGCACCAAGCTGTGCCAGCCCTTTCGGGGCTTCGTACAGCGATCTATCCATATTTGTAGCCATTGTGTATCCTTAATAATACGCTGCTTTTTTGCGGAACTTGTACAGGAAGTCATCCTCTGGCTCGTCCGAAGGGAGGCGCAGAAATCCGCCTTGCCTAAACCTGAGCAAAGCCAATGTAGTAGAGTCTACCAAGTCATCGTTCGCGCCGCTAGGGAAGTCGTTGCACTCCTCAATAACTTCTTTGGCCCACCTGCGGTCAGGGGCATACACTATCCCTGACGCGAACAGATCACTCACTGCATTAACTCGTGCGATCTTATCCTGTCCTTTGCCGGGGGTAAACTCCCCCACCGGCACTCCCATCCGTCTAAACTCTTGGTATAGCGCCGATCCATTAGACTTCTTCTCAACCATGAACGAGTCTGGTTGCCACTCTCTGTATTGCTCCAGCACCATCTTCTTAAGCTCTGGGTACTCCATCCGCTTCTTTATAGCATTGAGCAGGATGATGGCAAAGTTGTTAGTCTCTTCGTTGAAGAACACACCCCAAGTAGTAAGCGCGTTGTAGTCAGACCGGTTGTTAGCTTCTTGGGCCGCATCCAGACTCATGATAGTGAACTCGCACTGGGGCGGGTCTTCCTTATCCCATATCTTCCACCACTCCCGCTTGATGAGCGCCCCCTCTTCTGAGACAGGGTTCTGCATATACTGGGCATTCCAGTATCGCACATCAAGACCAGCCTTCTTAGCCAGCAGTTCTTCTACCGGCCAAAACTCAGGCCACAATGCCTCGCCATCATCTTTAATGGCAGGGAACTCAATTACTTCCCACTTATCAACCCCATCGTCCCGATTCATCTGGGTAACTATCTGCCCAGTCAAGTCGAGCTTACTCCAGCGGGTCATCACAACAATAATAGCCCCTCCCGGCATAAGACGTTGCAGAGGGCCAGACTGGAACCATTCCCAAGCAGGCAGGAACACATCTGGCCTACCCGTCTTGGCTTCTTGCTCTGAGTGTGGGTCATCAATAATAAAAAGGTCAGCCCCACGACCAGCCAATGCACCGCCAACACCAATCGCAAAGTACTCACCATTGAAGTTTGTTCCCCACCTTGATGCAGATTTACTGTCGGCTTGGAGTTCTATCTGCGGAAATATGTCCCGATAACTTTCCGATCCAACGAGGTTACGCACACGACGGCCAAAGTTAACAGCCAAATCCGCTGTGTGCGAGGACATGATGATTTTTTTCTGAGGATACTTACCCAAGAACCACGCAGGAGCGAGATAGGATATAAGTTCCGACTTACCATGACGCGGAGCAATATTAACGATGACGCGCTTTTTCTTACCGTTAGCGATATCCTCAAAAATCTGAGCCAATTTAAGGTGGTGTGGACCAACTTTATACCCCGGATATACGTGCTTAACGAAGTCAAGGAAGTTTTCCTTACCCAAATTTTGGGTTATCTGGGTGTCATATGACTTTAATAACTCTAATACTCGCCGTTTTTGCTTTTCGGGCATTGTAGGCAGAGCATTTCGCAGTTTAAACAACTGCTCTGGAGTTAGTTTAATAGATTCAGTCATGCACGGGATTTTCTAATCGCACAATCTCGCGTGCTTCTACGTCTATAACCCTATCTTCTAGAGTTCCAAGGGTTTCAAGAAGCTCTTTTTCAACCTCTTCGATAGATTGCACCCGATGTGTGATCTCACTACGCTTCTTAAAGGCGTCTACACCGTCTATTTCACCTAACTTTGATAGGGCAGATACCCTAATCTTGGCATCTCTAGTAGTTTCTACCTCGTTTACCAGCTTATTTACAACGTACATCTTTAAGTCGGACAGTTCATCCACTATAGATACGTTCATCTGGGCAACCATACCTGCTAAGAAGGCCAATGTCTCGTTAGGGTACTTGGCGAAGTCAGGTTTATGCCTAGGATCATTGATCATGTCCTTGGCAATCTGCTTTGCGGACTCGATATCGGTCTGGGTAGGGTCAATAAATGATCCAGTCAGGTCAGACATGAGCTTAACCACATTGACGCGCATCTCTAGCTCCTGAGCAGCAGTTAGCTCTGGAAATGCTTCTTTGGCGTTCTCTGGTAGAGGAATGTTCTCCTCTATAGACGGTACTAATGGAGATGTCATGGGCGCGAGTATATAGCAGTGGGGGAAGTTTTGGAATTTTTTGTAAAAAATTTTTTTACAAAGGGGTTATTTTAGGTGACGGGGGGTGTTTTTGAAATGCGCGACGTGATTTGTGTAGATCAAACAGTATGGGAGGCGCGGGTCCCATCGCGGGCGTCTTGGGGGGTGGGGTCTGACCGCCCGTCCCTACCCGAAAATGGACATATACGGCCCGATGTGGGACAACAGGCTCATGCCAAGCAATAGTGCAGGGCAGTAAAGGAGATGCGATGAACGCAATCATCTACGCATGGAAGTGGTTCACTTGGTATCAAGTGGTCGGCATGGATCACGCAGGGTATGCGCACCAATGGTGGGCGCGTGATGAGAAGGACGCCTTGAACTGGCTGGCGTCACATAAGAAGCGCTTCAGCATTGTGTACGGGAAGCGCGGGAAGCTGCTCGGCGGACGAGTCGGGTCAGCGGATATCAAGTACGCACGGTAGCAACAGGGGGCTTCGGCCCCCATCTTAAGGAGATGACATGGATACGAATCAAATGCGCATGGCGACGATAGACCTCTGGAAAGAAGTGTATTGCCAGAAAGCCAGCTACGAAGTAAGGTCAGAGATCGTTGCCATTATGACCGACGCTGAGGTCGAAGTGTTGTGGAGGAAGCTGGTAGATATGCTGCCAGACGCTGAGTAGGTGATCGGGGCTTCGGCCCCTTTCTATTTGCCCCGCGATACCAGTTATTTTTCGGCGGGCGTGTCGGGTGCGCGTGTATCGACTGCGCAGTCATCCCTGCTCGAAACTATACATATATGACCCACTATGGGATAAACGAACTGTCCTGCAGTGTTGTAGGACACAACCAACCACCTTGAAAGGGTGATCATGAAAGCAAACGCATTAGTCGCCGCGATGTTCACATCGTATGTTACAAACACGACACGTGAGATTGCACGTGCCAAGAATGACATAAAGGTAATCAAGGCGAATAAGCGCCGCCTCACGCCATTGTTGAGTATGTTAGCAGTTGGCGAAGATGAGAGCGGAATTGTGCGTCTCTCTAACGGATATGACAATATCCCATGTATACAGATCAGCCTGTGGTCCGCTGAATCATTCAAGTGTGATGCTGTAGTGGCTAGGCTCTGGGCTCTTGAAGAGTTCGCGCCAATCGTATCGCAGACAGTACAAGAGTATCCCGCTAGTTTGAATCGGGACTTCGCTTTTGATTATGGGCACACTAGGGCAACGCTCGCAGTCTATGTGAAACACTCTAGCCCAACATGCCGCAAGGTAGTCATAGGGCAAAAGACAGAAATAGTAGACGAGTTCAAGATTATCTGCGACTGATAATCTAGAGTAACCAAGGGGGACTTCGGTCCCCTTTCTATTTGCCCCGCGATACCAGTTATTTTTCGGCGGGCGCGTCAGGCGCGTGCGTGGTCAACTGCGCTATATAAACACTCATCCCTACGTGAAACTGTACATAAGCGCCCCGCTATGGGATAACCAACACATGCCAAGCAATCCCGCTTGGCTACTTTTGGAGGCCACATGGCTACAAAAACTTTCCCCGCCGCCCCTGCAGTTGCAGGCCCTGAGTTCGCATCCCTGAAGGATATGGGCTACAAACAAGCGGACAACAGTATTAGTACTGTCCGCATGGCGCAGTATGCGTTGGAGCATATTGACAAATTCCCCGCTGAAGTATCGGACGAAGCAAAAGCCGAACTGTATGCGGGTTATCGGCTTCGTTTCAGTGAACTGCGCCCCGCTACAGACTATGCGGTAATCAACGACCATATAATTCTCGCAACACCCGAGCATATGGCTAATGAGAACATCGAGAAAATCTGTATCGGTGTTCAGTATGCATTCAGTTATACCGCACAAGAATTCGGTAAACTCGCAAACACCCGCCCGGAACTTCATGCCCTAGTTCGAGATATTCGGGAAAGGACGAATAAGTTCTGCAGTAATACACTTGGCGCATTGAAAGCCGCAGCGACGAAAATCCTGAATGAAGGGAAGGATAGGGTTAGAACTGCAAATCGGAACTTCGATGAGTTTGTCGATGATTGGTTCAGCAACACTGCACCGACCCGCATGAAGGGGGCAAAGGCCCGAGGGGATATCAAAAGTGAAGTGAAGTTCAACCGGGCCAAAGCGGCTTTCATGGCTGAATGGAACAAGGGATGATCTAAGCCCTGAATGACCTAAACCCGCTTCGGCGGGTTTTTTTTCGCCTCGACTTTTCTGATACCAGTTATATATGGTCGGGCGCGTCGAACGTGCGAGTGCGTGATCGGGCTATATAAGCGTTCATCCCTACGTGAACCTTTACTTAAAGAGTTTCATAGACGATAAACGAACTGTCAACGCGATTGTTGACGATTACCTAACCACCTTGAAAGGGTGCATCATCAATACTACCTACACTTCATTAGCCGAACTCGGCTACGCTCAGGCTGGCACAGCTGATACATTGTTAGACCAAGCCCGCTACGCAATTGCGAACATCAAGGGCTTTCCGGCTGAAATCAGCGCAGAATGCCGCGCAGAGCTCTACAAGGGCTACATTCGTCGTTTTAACGGTAACAAGCCCGCTAAGACCTACGCAATGATCGACGGTAATTACGTCGAAGCAACGCCTGAGCATCAAGCGAATGCAAGGGTTGAGAAAATCATCATCGGCGCTGATTTTGCTTTTAGCTATAGCCCGCAAGAGTTCGGCAAGCTAAAAGGCATCGAACCTAAAAAACACGCCATCATCAAAGATTGGCGCGACGATGTAACAGTGTATTGTTCGAATCGCCTAGGCGACTTAAAACGCGCAGCTAACGCGATCATAGGCAAAGAAAAGCCTAGGACAAGGGCTACGCTGGATTTTGTGGAATCGCTGAATAAGATCATAGGCGAGCTTGAAAAATCTGTGAAAGTTAAACAGACTAAGGGCGATACGACAGCCGATGCTGCGAAGTTCAAGACTGCGATCAAGGCATTTTGGACGGCCTACAACAAGGCATAAAGGCATAAAGACGAAACCCCCCGAGCTGAAAGGTTCGGGGGGTTTTTTTGCGTCCGCTATCTGATGCCAGTTATATATGGTCGGGCGTGCCGAGCGGGTGAGCGCGTTTCACAAGGCGCTTATTTAGTGACTCACGTGTAGATGAAGTCTTATTTAGTGGCTCATGGGCACATGACTTAGTGTTTGCGTCATCTACCGTTTTCTTAAAGTATCTTTCAGCGTTTGGGGCTGTTTTTAAACCTTTTCGGCTCGTTTTTTTTTAACATCACTGGATGTGATGTTAACATTTTTTTTCGAGCTTGTCAAGCTATTTTGTAGCTTTTAAGTTGTACGGACAAATAAAAAAACGGCCTCTTTTGGGCCGTTTTCGTTTTAACATCACTGGATGTGATGTTAACATTTTTTTTCGAGCTTGTCAAGCCCTATTTTTGTTCTATTTTTGCCTTTTTTGCGTTCCAATGTTCTACTTTTGGAAATCGAGTAGAACAAGCTAAGTCCTTGATCTATAAGGAAAAAACGGGATTTGTTCTATGTTCTACGGTTTTTCGAAAAAGGGTGTCTGGTTTTTTGCAACTTTTTGAGCGCGACACTTTCTGACCCATCGTTTAAGCAAATCTTAACTCATAAAAAAGAGCGGATAAAAGGACATACCCTCTCTCAAATCACTAGAACATCGGAACACCTTCTTATTTTAATAATTAAATATATATATATATCAAGGACTTACAGCGCTTTTACCCCGCTTTTCTGTTGCCTTACGTAAAGTTTAAAATCTAGAACACGTAGAACAAGTAGAACAGAATTTTCCCCCCGCCATTTGCCCTATACACGACAGCCGTCATCCCTAACTAATGTAAACAAACGCTTGACATAAGAGACAAAATCCCCTATAATGGAGGCTGTAGGGGGAAGGAAAAGCGCTAAGGCCGACCACCTGCAGTTCGTTAACTAGCTCCTCACGTACACGTGAGTTTTGAAATAACCTCTTAAAGGAGTCCACATGAAAGCCATGCAACACAATTTCGCATTTGTTATGACCCCGCTGCAGCAGCGTGAAGTCGCACACTGGCACAAGTCGCTGCCAAGGGCGATGCGGAAAGCGCTTCAGCTGAAAGTTGTTAAGCCCACGCAGACTAAAGTCAGCTCAGACGTCGTGAGCTACATGGAGTACGGCTACAGGAACGATCCGTGCCACAACACGAATCTAGTCGATCCAGACATGGACATTTACAGCTACGCTGAGTTCGGGGACATTGACGACGACCTAAGCGGCCTGCAAATCACGGAGCCTGCAGGCGAAGTTGAACTGTTTGAGTTCTGCACCGGCTACAACGTCATTTAATTAACCACTCACCAACGAAGGAAGATCAAAATGGGCAAGATGAAAGAACTAATGACAGACCTACAAGACGAATACCAAGAACTGTGGCAAGAGGAATTGGACTATCACACCCAGTGCCTCGACAAGAAGATCACTGTGCGTGAACGCGATGTGTATGGGGTAAAGAAGATTTATCCCGTCTGCAAGGACGCAGTGTTGTTCGCAGACATTGCAGGGACGACGACTCTAACGGCACGTGCGCTAGCAGCTATCCTGCGTTTGGGCTATGAGATTCACAACGCAGACGCAAACGAAGGATGGACAACGCTATGAACCCGAAACACCATTGGGCTAAGCCCATCCCCAAGCCGATCCCCACTAAGTCCACTAGGCTGGAGACGGTTATCTTCATCCTCACGTGTGCAGGAGCGCTTATTGTGGTTGCTGCAGATGTGTTCTTCTGGAGGACATGAGATGGGCGCAATGACCGGAGTTACCTTCAACAAGAAGATGAACAAGTGGACAGCACGTGCCAAGAACATTCACATCGGCACGTTCGATACGGAGGAGGAGGCGATGATTGCTAGAGAACATTTCCTGCAAGACCATGAGCGGGCGATCAAGCGTGGCAAGCCTCAACCGTATTTCTCTCTTACAGCATCCCCGTGCATCTTCACGATGGCGAACTACCCAACATCTAGGAGGATGCGCGAGTCACGTAGATGAAAGAGTTAGGGTAAGTCCTTGACTTATACGTCAAGTTATGTTATACTATAGGTAAGTCGGGAGCCGAGTCTATCGCGCCCCTACTTAGTCCCTCACGGCAACGTGAGTTTATGTTTTAGACGTCAACGGTCACAGACCGACATGGAGAGAACCACATGAACCAAAACCAATTGCAAAAGCCTGACCACCTCATCAGCCTCGCCACATCAGGCGTACTTGTGTGCGTGGATATCAAGGTCTGGTCGGCTACCAAGCAAGACCGGGTCATCAGCAATGAAGTAACTACCTCAAAGAACGCCGACAAGAACAGCGGGCGCTTCGTGCAGAACCTGCTTGCCGATCATCCCAAGCACAAAGCCCTGCAGAACTATCGGCAGACGGTGTATAACTGGCTTCAGCGCAAGACGTATCAATGGAATAAAGCCGCTGACTTCCTGCCATCGGCAGAAGTTCCGTCGTTCAAAGCAGAATACAACGCGCACTTCACTTGCTTTGAAGCGTTGAAGCGTGACTTCCTCAATGACTATGACAGTATCGTCTCAAACATGGCGTTCAAGCAAGGCACTATGTTCAAGCGTGATGCGTACCCGCCCAAGGAGCAGCTGGAGCGTCGGTTCTCGATGGAGTTGTACGTCAACGATGTGCCGCTCAATGACTTCCGCTGTGCGATAGCTCAGGATATCGCTGATGATCTTCATGCTACGTACTCACGTCAGACGGAGGAGATAGTTAGCAACGTCATGCGGGAACAACAATCACGGTTCATCGAAGTGATGGAGAGCATCAGCCATTGCTGCGGCATCGAGGAAAGCACCTCATCTGACGGTGAAGTCAAGACTAAGAAGCGCAAGGTCTATGACAGCACTATCAACAAGGCCAAGGCGATGTGCGAGACGTTCAAGCAGTTCAACCTGACAGGTAGTAAGGAGCTAGAGGATGCACGTGCAGCACTAGAGATTGCACTCAACGGTGTCGATGCAGATTTGATCCGTGACTCTGACGCTGTGCGTTCGCACGTGAAGGATGATGTAGACAACATCCTGTCCAAGTTCAGTTCGTTCGCATCGTTCAGTTAAGTAGTAGTGAAACCCAGTCCCACAATCAGTTCAGTACGGCTGTATCTCCAGCAGTACACAACCACAGTTAGAAAGAGTTTATATCATGTCTAAAGTACAGTTTCACCTCAACGTGAGCATCAAAGAACTTCGTACTGCAATCCCATTGATTGCGCCGGAGCTAACCATCGTCATTCAGTCCGAGCCGGGTTGCGGCAAGACCTCGCTGCTTGGCATGATCGCTGAGGACAACGGCGACAAGTGGCGCAGTGCCAAGGACGGCACAAGTATCGAGGGTGACAAGTTCGACTACATCTACGTGGATTGCCCAGTCAAGGATATGTCGGACATAGGTATGACTATCCCCAACCACGCGACCAAGTCCCTTGAGTACTACGTGTCGTCGCTGTTCAACCTCGATGATCCCAAGCCTAAGTGCATCATGCTCGATGAGTTCATGAAGTCACCCAAGCTATTGCAGACCATCTTCACTCGCTTGATGTTGGAGCGTATGGTCGGTGATCGCAGCCTGACTGAAGGGTCATGGGTTATCGCAACATCTAATAATACTTCAGATGGTGTCGGTGACTCGATGCTGGCGCACGCTGGCAATCGGGTTTGCATAGCTCAGATGGCTAAACCTACAGCCAACGAGTGGCTTGAGTGGGCAGGGCATCGGGTATCTATTGGCGACAAGGTGACTGCCAGAATCTCTCGCGTAGTCCGTGCGTTCGTCTCCATGTTCCCGCGCTGCTTGGCATCGTACAAAGAAGGTGAACTGCAGAAAGATAATCCGTACATCTTCAAGCCGGGCAGTACCGTCATGTCGTTCGTGACTCCACGATCACTCGCTAAGTGCGATGTCATAGTACGCAATCGGGATGCCTTGGGTGAGAATGCTACTCAGGCATTGCTCGCTGGCACGATTGGGCATAGCGCTGCTGGTGATATGGCAGCGTTCATGGCGATGGAGAAGTCCCTGACTGATGTTAAGGACATTATTAAGTATCCCACTACCATCGACCTGCCTAGAGATATCAGCGCTCAGCTGATGATTATGTTTCAAGCAGTAGATGTATTGGACACGCAGGATGAACTGTCCAAGTTCATGGAGTATGTAGAGCGCATTCCTTCGCATGAGGTGCAGGGTGTGTTCTTCACGATGATGATGCGCAATGCAAAGTCGATCAAGCTGGCCCGCAACAATCTGAAGATCGCAGAGTGGGCCAAGAATAACCACGAGTTGTTCTAAAACAATCACTCACGGTGACGTGAGTCTATAACTTTCAGGAGGTTCTATGACACTAAGTATCGCTGAGATATTCCTCATTGGATGGGCGTTGCTAATGACGTTCTTGTGGGTGAGGGCTGTAGATGATTTTGTTTCGTTCAAGCGAGTGACGGTGTATCACCTGCGGAGGCTTCACAACAAGGAAGTCACGCTGGTAGATACAGGTTCAGCATTCATCTTTGAGGATATTAAGGTATGAAAGACAAGCAGACAACGCGCATCAAACGCGCACACATGACCATGTTCAAGCATCCTGAGACTGCGCTGTATTCCGGCGTGATGCTCATGGGTTCTACGGAAGTGGTTGACGACTGTCCTACTGCATACACCGATGGGGTGAACAAGAAGTATGGTCGCGCCTTCTTGGAGACTATCACTGACGAGGCCAAGGTACGTGGACTTGTGCTGCATGAGAACTTGCACGTGGCACTCAAGCAGATTCTCTTTGGCGTAGCTATGTTTGAGGAGAACGCGAAGATGGCTAACCTTGCGGCTGACTTCGTTGTGAACTCCATTATCTTCAACATCACCGGCACACTAAACAGTAGCTCACGTGAACGTGTGGTGCTATTACCGGACGGCGCCGTACACGATGAAATGTTCAAGAATTGGTCTATGCGTGAGGTGTTTGTTTATCTGAAGAAGAACGCCAAGCCCAAGCCCAAGCAGCCGGGACAGCCTAGCGATGGGGGCGATGACGATGGCAAGGGAGACGGTGACAAGTGGGAGTCGGTTGAGGTCAATGGCAAGACGTATGACTTGTCTAACTCAGACGAACACGGAACCGACACGGCCAAAGAGCTATCGCATGATGAGGCTAAGGAGATCAACAAGGAGATCGACCGGGCGCTGCGGGAAGGTGGGATGCTTGCGGGTCGCATGGGCGGGCAGATGCCACGTGCGATTACTGACTTGCTTACGCCCAAAGTAGATTGGAAGGAAGCATTGCGTGAGTTCGTGAGTGCGTCTGTCCGTGGCGCTGACGAGTACACATGGCGGCGCATGAACAAGCGGCATATGGCGAATGACATTTACTTGCCTAGCATGGACAACGAGACGATGGGCGAGCTTGTCGTCGCTATAGATACTTCTGGATCAATTGGGGGGAAAGAGTTGTCCGAGTTCGCTTCGGAACTGGTGTCGATTTGCGATGTTGCCTCACCGGAGAAGGTTCGCATTATCTGGTGGGATCACAACGTGGCTGGCACTCAAGAGTTCGTTGACAACTACACCGGCATTGCTTCTATGCTCAAGCCACAAGGCGGCGGGGGAACTAGAGTGTCATGCGTCAGTGAGTACATAAACAAGGAACGCATCAACGCTGACTGTGTGATTGTGTTCACCGATGGCTACGTTGAGCATGACGTTCAGTGGAGTATCTCAAGCCCGACACTGTGGATGGTGACGACTTGTACATCGTTCAACCCGCCATCAGGCAAGAAGGTAATGATGAATCGTGATTGACCATAGTTGGAGCGCCAGAGTTACCGCGAAAGAATTTCTAAGGAAGCACGGCGACTTTGCCCATCTGCTTTGCCTAGAGTACCTACAGGATAGGGTGTGGGAGCGGGACTTATGGCTAGCCATCTTAGCGGAGTTGGATAAACTTTATATTGAAAAGGATGAAATATGAGATATCTAGATTACAGAAGGCTTAGCTCTATCACGAATAGCGTATCACCTTACCGTGGCAGTCTAAACAGATACCCGGTGGGGAACCGCAAGGAGAACAGGAAGTACTTCCTTGTAGGTGAGGAGGACGGACAAAAGGTATTCAACATTGTGTATGGGTCTAGGCACGTGCTTAGGTATGTCTCTAAGGATGTGTACATAACCTTGTCAGCGCAAGGTCGGGCTGTGGGCGTTGAGACAGGAGAAGATGCCAAGTATTTTCTGTGGGAGGTCGCACCTAATATTATTGGCGTGGTGCGTCCTGATAATAGCTTTGAGTTCACAGCTGATGGGTATGGACAAGGAGATAATCAAATATTGTCCAGCTACAGTAAGGGTTATTTCAATTACGACTCACGTAGGAATGGTTTACTGTATTGCGAGGGGTCTAGCTCGCGTTCCGAGGGGGGAGATTATGTGATCCCGATCTATCGAGGGTTGCGCGTCAACTGTGAGACTATGCGCCCACTAGAACCGATCAAGGTTATAGGGAAGTCGGTTGATAGGAAAGCATCGAAGAAACTACTGGCTAAGTACGATGACTTCTACAAGATCAGTGAGGTCATGTGCAAGGCTATGGATGTAGACACATTCGTGAGTACGTGTCTGTCTGTGCTTGAGGATCATGGATACCCCATGCCAACCCTTCACGGATATGGGAGGGAGAATACATTCGATCAACGACTTGCCCTAGCTGAGTCATTGATCAGCACAGCGCCCACCGATGCTATGTTCTTGTATGTGTATACGTTCGATGCAGGGCGTATGCACTACTGCATGGGTAGCGGTGGCAAATATGGTAAGCCTGAGTCTCTGATAGAAGTATTTGACGCTATGAAACGTAGGCTTAACAAGTATCTATACAAAAGTAATCTATCAATCTTCAGAGATGTGGAGTATGAACCGGGCAAGAGGATGCCCGCTAGTGAGTGGGGATATACATTGTTTGTTAATGATAAAGAAGTTACACAATACGGAGCGTAAACATGGACAGATTATTTCTTAACGGATTCAACACAGACGAATCCAAAAGTATGTTGGCTGAGTCAGCTATCATCCCACTGCTGCGTGAGCTTGTATTTAAGTTCAAGCTGCGCGTCCTTCGTCCAGTCAACAACAACCCCGGCTACTGGCTGATGTGCCATGAGAATGGCATAGCTGTTGGTGAGGCAAGCGTCACCCTTGACAACGGAGTAGCAACGTATCACTACTTCTCGCCGTACTTCACCAAGCAGCGCGGCTCAAGCTGGCGCGACAAGCGCACGATCAAAAGCACTAAGCTGTCTACGCTAGTAGCTGCATTGAAGAAGCATGGCGCTATCCTTACGCCAGAGTCGTCGGTGCATCTTAAGATCAGTCAGCCAATGACAGCTTGCATGGAGTTGATGCGGCAAGCAATGGGTCGGTCTAGCAAAACCCAAGAACTTAGCGTATCCGCAATCCATGCGTTGCTGGCTCACTACTTCAACACAGACCCAGATAGCCTCGGACTATCGCTTCCGATAGACGTATGTAAAAATGTATTTGACAAATACAATGAGGCTGATAGAGTTGGCGTTGTGAAGGCGCAGAAGGTGAACGAGTTCTTCTGTGACAACCCCTTCTACATGATTGGCATAGATGGTAGCCAAGACTTTCTTGTTGGCAAGGTGAGGGCAGTACCAAGCTTAAGCACTAGCAATCGCATGAGCTACGAGGTGGTTGAACCGTTCAAGCGGTGCGTGGACATTACTGAGAGCTACCCTGATCTGATCCCGTTCATGCTAATGGCGAAGCTGGCTTACGAGAATCACGCCCGACGCCCACAGATGTTCAAGGGTATGCCAATGATGGATGAATACAACGAGTCGCTTAACTGTATTACCTACTACAGTAGCACCCCCGATACCTATGAACATCTTTTCCTACTGACACCATGTTGACACCCGAGCGCAGAGTTAAAGACCAAGTGAGGAAGGTTCTTAAAGGAATGGGAGCTTACTACGCCATGCCCGCTACTGGTGGGTATGGTAGCAGCGGCGTCCCTGACTTCCTTGTCTGCTTCGGCGGTAAATTTATCGGTATCGAATGCAAGGCTAATGGTGGAGTACCCACTGCCTTGCAGGAAAAAAACTTAAGGGAGATTGGCGAGTGCGGGGGTACAGCGTTTGTGGTTGATGAGAATAATGTACGCCTATTAGAAACTTTGATGAGGTCAGTATGAACGAACAGGATTTGGAGCAGTTGCGAGAGGTACACGCTGGTTTAGCTATGGTAGGTCTATTGATGAAAGGAGTATATGACGAAGATATTCCTAAACGAGCATACCAACTTGCAGACTCCATGTTAGTAGCGAGGTCAGAATCCGCTGGCATCGTAGCAGTTAAACGCCATCCAAAAAAGGAGAAGGCATATGAGACAAACTAAACGCGCAAGGAAGGTAGCATCTATTGTGAAGCTACTGAAAGACGCACCTTTTACAAAGGCCAAGGACATAGCACTAAAGTACAAGTGTTCAATGAACTACGCCTACACCTTGATATCTCAGGCCAAGAAACAACTCTCGTATGAGAATCTGTTTGAGCCTAAGCCACGAATTGAGATGTTTGAGAGTGCGACAGATAGCGACTCATCCTCACGTGAGGAAGTAAATACTCCTGACATGGTGAACCAACCACCGCACTATATCGTAGGCGGTATCGAGACTATCGACTTCATTCAAGCGAAGCTAACGCCTGATGAGTTCCGGGGCTACTTGAAGGGCAACATCCTCAAGTACACAAGCCGTGCGGGGCATAAGGGTGACATTGATACAGACATTGGCAAGCTGGTCTGGTACGCCAACAAACTGCAATCCATCAAGTAAGTAATATATAGAGGGCATGGTTCGCCATGCCTTTTTTGTAGCTATTGTTTTTGTTATTTAAGGATACATCATGTTGTCAGGTTTAGAAATCCTACTGGAACGCATGAAGGAATACCCCCTAGAGTTCGCCGCTAATAGTAAGTGGGTGCAGCTATTGGATGACGTAGTGCTGCACCTTACCGAGGAGGAGAAGCGAGCGCTCAAGGTAGGATTGATCGTCGCAGGGCGCGAAAGATTCAATGAGATGGTTCTTAAGGAACTCGCTGGCGGGTGTAGCAAGGCAAGCAAGGCAGATGCAGTAACGTGGCGGTCTAGTTTGCCTGATATACATCGGGAGCTTTTTCCAGACTCTAAGCTGACGCTTAACGCATGAAGATAATAACTGTTGACTTTGAGACGTACTACGCCAAGGGCTTGGGCTTCAAGACTCAGACTACTGAGGAGTACGTGCGCGACAGTCGCTTTGAGGTTATCGGCGTTGGTGTGAAGGTGGATGATGAACCTACTACATGGTTCTCCGGCACTAAGGACGAGATTCGTAAATACCTCCTCACGTACACGTGGGGTACTAATGCTCTCCTCTGTCACAACACATTGTTCGACGGTTGCATCCTAAGCTGGCACTTCGGCATCACCCCTATGCTCATGCTAGATACGCTGTGCATGGCTAGGGCAATCCACGGAGTCGAGGCAGGGGGGTCACTGGCATCACTCGCCTTACGTTACGGGCTTGGCGAAAAGGGTAATGAAGTCATAGCTGCCGAGGGCAAGCGCAGACAAGACTTCAATGAGGAAGAACTTAAAGCATACGGCAGCTACTGTATCAATGACGTTGAGCTTACTTACAAGCTTTGGAAGGGTTTGTCTATCGCGTTTCCGACAGACGAACTGGCGCTCATTGATATGACGGTACGTATGTTCACTCACCCGGTGTTCATGGTGGATGACGCACTGCTACAAGATCGGGCAGTGGAACTTGAAGAAGAAAAGATGGCGCTACTTGAGGGGCTGATGGATAAGATGGAATGCCCCGACGCTGAAAGCGTCCGCAAGAAGTTAGCTAGTAATAAGCAGTTTGCTCAGATTCTTGTAGAACACAACATCGAAGTGCCTATGAAGGAGAGCAAGACTACTGGCAAGCAGACCTATGCGCTGGCTAAGAACGACGAAGGGTTTCTACTCTTGCTGGAGCATGAAGATACGTTTATCCAACAGCTATGCGCCGTGAGACTGGGCACTAAGTCTACGATTGAAGAGTCACGGATAGAGAGATTCATAAACGTTGGTAAGCGCAACAGGGGGTGCCTACCGATACCGCTCAAGTATTACGGCGCTCATACAGGTCGTTGGGCTGGCTCAGACAAGGTCAACTTCCAGAACCTTCCGTCAAGAGATAAAAAGAAGAAGACGTTGAAGAACGCCGTCATTCCGCCAGACGGTCACATTGTCATCAACTGTGACTCTTCTCAGATAGAAGCGCGGGTGCTGGCATGGCTGGCTGGTCAGGAAGATGTAGTCAAGCAGTTCGCTGATGGTGAGGATGTTTACTCAGTGTTTGCAAGCAAGATATACGACCGTCCTATCAGCAAGGCAGACCCGATAGAGCGCTTTGTAGGTAAGACCTGCATCCTCGGCCTTGGCTACGGTACTGGCGCATTAAAGCTGCAGCACACGTTAAAGACTTCACCACCGGGGGCTATCGTGTCTGAGGATGTGGCTAAGTCATACGTTAAAACATACCGCGATGCTAACGACAAGATAATTGAGCTATGGCGTGACGGTGATAAGGTAATTAAAGACTTAGCTAACTGGAGTGGTAAGCCATACTACTATGGTGAGCATAGCTGCCTAAAGGTTAGCGAGGAAGGTATCCAACTGCCTAACGGTCTATATATTCGCTACCCTGAGCTTAAACTCAATACTAAAGAAGCTAAAAGCCGATATGAGTACAAGTCGCGCAAAGGGCCTGTCTCTATTTGGGGCGGGACGCTAGTTGAAAACGTAGTTCAAGCCTTGGCTCGGATCGTAGTAGGCGAGCAGATGCTACAGATCAACCAACGCTACCGTGTAGTTCTTACCGTCCATGACGCGGCGGTGTGCATAGTTCCAGCAGAGGAGTTGGATGAGGCTCTAGCTTACATCGTCGGGTGTATGTCTGTACCACCCAGTTGGGCTAGGGGTTTACCAGTAGCTTGCGAAGCAAAATACGCAGAAAGCTACGGGGAGTGTTAAAATATGTCAAACAAAAGGATACAAATCATGATAGAATTCATCAAGAACTATATGCGGCACCCGACGCCGCTAGAGTTAATCAGCAAAGAATTAGCTACCGCACATCTTGCGAAGCTGGAAGCCGAAACAGCGGTTGATTATGCTGTAAGTATTGTTAATTACAACACGACCCGCATTGCGCGGCTAAACAAACACCTAAAGGCGTACACAAATGGTCTGCCCACAGTGTAAAGCATGGGTGCTAGTAAAGAAAACTGAGAGGCGACAAAACAATATAACGTACCGTAGGTACGAGTGCGCTAATCTACATAGATTCTCAACCCAAGAAACAGTAACTAGAACGGAGAAAAAACATGAAGCCGAAGAAAATTGAACTATATGACGAGATTATTTCTTTAGTAATGTTAGCTCTACTGTTCATGGTTCCATTTGGACTAGGCGTTGTAACCGGACTAATCATAGCTTATTAAGGAGAGTTAGTATGAACGAACCATTTGAGAATGTAGGGTTTTATACAGCGGGGCCGTGGAGAGTCAACGAAGGGAACCACGGTGAGTTTCTTATCAGTAGCGAGTCCTATGGGTTCGCACCGCTGGCAAGGGTCAAAGGGGATAAGCGTTCAACATTGAAAGCTGCGAAGGCAAATGCCTGTTTGATGGCGGCTGCGCCTGACTTGCTGACTGCACTGTACGCAATGATGGAACACTGCTATGACCCAGACCGTGACGACGACATAGTTAAAGCGTTTGACTTGGCGCGGGATGCTATTGCTAAAGCGGAGGGATTCAAATGAAAACTGTCTTTGAATTGATTGAAGCTAATGGACTAACCTTGCACGGTGATATCGAACACTTCGCTGAGGTTGTCATAGCAGAGAATAGTGCTGTACTCAACAAAGAGATTGACCGCTTGAAGCAACAGATCAGATACCAAGACCAACGGGACGGCAGGATCGGGACGCATGGCCCTACATGTTATTCATTCGGCCCGCACCACTACGAGTGTGCGCTTCGTAAGATTGAAGACTTGGAGTCAGAGCGGTGAACGAACGAATTAGGGAACTGTGGGAAGAATCTCAACAATGGAATGGATCAGATGACGGTCGTGGTAAGTTAAAAATAGTTGAAAGTGTAGAAAGGTTTGCCGAGTTGATTGTGTGGGAATGTGTTGAAAAGATTACAACCTATGATTTAGTTCCGGGTCATTCGGCTAAGTGGGAAGATATCTACGATATCCACACTAGGTTGCTACAAGACTTAGGTGAAGAATTGAAAGAACACTTTGGAGTAAGCGATGACTACTGTACGAATAATGACGAGCAGCAGATAATGGAAGCCAAGTTAAGGAGCAAGAACACATGAGAAAAAGCCTACACCTGACAACTGAGTTCTTTCCCCGCAAGTGGCCCTGCTTTGCCATTGGGTTTGTGAGTAGCGGCAACGAGTTTGTGCTGCACTTGTACGTGATCTGTTTCCGTATTAGATGGGGGTATTGATATGACTGAAGTAATGGCTACCCCAGAAGATGAATCAATCGCTGCAAAGTATTGGCATGATCTGTACGTAACTACATTAAAAAACGCGCAGGACTATGCCGCTAAAGTAGGTGAAGATATTGGGCGTTTGGAACGAGAGCTACAAAGAAGCCAAGGGTACGGCTACGAAAGAGGGTTCCTCGATGGCGCACAGCACCAGATGAAGTCCAGCGTGGACAAGGCGGTGAACGCTATGTCACAGTCAAAGCAAGAGCCTGTGGCATGGATGACTATCAACGAGTATGGGGAAGAAGATGATATTCATTACGAAAATCCAGAAGGCCATTTGCTGGAGGGCTGGACGTACAAGCCGCTTTACACCGCCCCGCCCGCAGTTCTTGCACAGAAAGAGCCTTTCGAGTATTGGCCGGTAGCAGACGGATGGGTCACGATTGACGAGGTTCGACAGCACTTTGATTCAGTGGGTTGCGGCACGATTTATAAAAGCGAGGGAGAAGGTCGAGTGCCGCTGTACTCGAAGCGCGAATGGGTTGAGCTGACGGATGAGGAGGTAAGTAATTTATCTGATTTTGCTTATGCCAACGATGAAGAATTTGTTCGTAATATTGAAGCCAAGCTAAAGGAGAAGAACACATGAATCAAGAAATGCAACGCATCATGGAAGCAATAATCCTGATTTACGGGAAAGACTTGCAAGCCGCAACGGTAACTGTGCTACTCAAAGACGGGGATACCGCCGTAAGGTATTTGTCGTCAAACCTTCCACAAAAGGAGTGGAACACATGAACCCTTGGATAATAGCTCAGTGTTTAATCTTGCTCCCGTGCTTCAGCCAGATCGAGAGCAAGGCGTAGACGAGAACAAGGATAGCGACTAACTTACCGTAGCGCTTAGCCATTGGTAATCAGGTACGCAAGGAATGCGCCCGCCGCAAAGCACCACCAAGTAATGTCGTTCATCCTATGTTCGTCCTCGCTGACAAGTTCTTTTTCCGATTTGTCCTGCACTTCAACTTCAGCTTTAGCTTTAAGAAATGCGTCCCACCCGACAACGCCATGCTCCCGTAGGATTCTGGCTTTTAAGTCTTCGGTGGCCTTCAGTTCCTCACGTTGAGAGATAAAACGATGGTATGCTTTTTGTTCTTGCTGACTTCCAAGATGCTCTTGTCGGTGTCGCTCTCGCTCCCTGATACGGTGCTGTTGAGCAATGACCGTTTGGGCCTCTGCTTGAACGTCAGTGACGAGCTTGCCACCTTCTCTGCCAACTTCGATGCTTCCTTTGAGCGTGGATATAGCTGCTTTGGCGCTTTCGTTTACTCCAGTCGCATCCATTTTACAACCCCCTAACTAGCATTATATGAGATTAACTCCTTGGTATCCCGCGAACATCAAGCCTGTACGTGAAGGCCCATACCAGACGAAAGTCCAAGGCTATCTTGGGTATTCATTCTGGAGCGATGGTAGGTGGGGCAATCAGTGTGGCTCTGTAGCTGACCTGTGCCTACAAGGTGGGCGTATGCCCGGTGAGCAAAACAAAGAATGGCGAGGGATGGCATATGACTGGCGTTAACTACACTTGGTCGTTCTCATCCTTAAAAGACTACGTCAATTGCCCCAAGCAATACCATGAGGTAAAAGTTCTTAAGCGGTTTCATAAATCCCCGACACCGCAGATGACGTATGGTAACGAAGCTCACAAGGCTATGGAACACTACGTTAAAGACGGAACACCGCTACTCAAAAACTATTCCCACTTCAAGCCCGTGCTAGACGTACTCTTGGAGACGGAAGGCACGAAGTACCCTGAGTACCGCATGGCGCTGGATAAAGATAAAAATGCTTGTGAATACGGTAAAGGATACTGGGTGCGCGGTATCGTTGACTTGATGATCCTTGATGACGACACGGCATTCATAGTTGACTACAAGACCGGAAGCAACAAGTATGCTGATCCCAAACAGCTAAAGCTAATGGCGCTGATGATCTTTGCACATTTTCCTCAAGTTCAAAAGATTAAGGCAGGTTTACTCTTCGTCGCTTACAACAGCTTCATGGATGAATCTTATGAGCGAAAGGATATTGATAACCTATGGGCGCACTTCCACTCAGACCTGACTAGGCTGAGCGCTTCATACGATGCTGATGTATGGAACCCAAACCCCACACCACTATGCGGCTGGTGCCCCGTTAAGACCTGCGACTTTTACAAGGAACGAAGATGAATGAACTAATTGACTACGCCCATCCTATGATCATGGCGGAGCAAGCGCTTAAGAAGGCGCACAATTTATTGTTGGGTGAGGACTTTGATATGGCGCTAGATCAGCTTAAACTAGCGATTATGGAAACACGTACCGCCAGCATTGCAGTCATCCACATGAAGGAGAAAAGAGATGCCATACGTTAACAAGCCGAGGCCATACAAGAAAGAATACGAGCAGCAGCAAGACCGTGGTGAGCTAGACAACCGCATGGAGCGGCAACGCGCACGGCGTAAGTTGGATGCCAAGGGAGTCAGTCGCGTAGGTAAAGACGTAGCGCACGTTAAAGCGCTAAGCAAAGGCGGCTCCAACGCTGACGGTGTAAGGCTTGAAAGCCCACATAAGAACCGTTCGTTTGCCCGTAAGTCTGACGGGTCAATGAAGTAAGTAATTGCTGTAAGGCATGAGTGGGCAATAAAAGGGGTTAGGACATTCCCCCTATAACCGTGTCAGTCAGAGTGCGTACTTTCTCTCCTTTCAGCGTCGACCTGACCGACTAGCCCCCGTAAGGGGCTTCGTAAACATTTAGTTAGGGTAGTATGAAAATAGTTGAAGACGCGGCGGTACACCTGTCCCTGCCATCTAGTGATTTGAAGTACCTTGTCGGACACATAGACAAGTGCAAAGTCCTAAAGGATGATGGAGTCAACGCTGAACTCCTAGTTTATTGGGGCCTGACAGAGATGCAACGTCTTGTCAAAGTTTACGGCGATGCCCCTAGCCCTATGGCTAAAGACTATAAATGGCCGGGGATGTACAAACCGTTTAAGCACCAAGAAACTACGGCATCGTACTTGGCGCTGCGCGATAGATGCTTCTGCTTCAATGAGGCAGGTACGGGTAAAACTTCGTCGGTTGTATGGGCCGCTGACTATCTTATGCAAGTGGGCCAGATCAAGCGGGTACTAATCATCTGCCCTCTATCTATTATGTATGCCGCATGGCAAGCTGATATTTTCAAGACCGCTATGCACCGAACAGTCGGTGTAGCTTATGGCGCTACAGCTAAGCGTGAGAAAGTGATAAATGGGCAATATGAGTTTGTCATCATTAACTACGACGGTGTAGGTACTGTCGCTAATGAGATAGCTAAAGCGAAGTTTGACCTTATTGTGATTGATGAGGCCAACGCATACAAGACAGTCACTACGAAGCGTTGGCGCATCTTGTCGAAGCTGGTCACTCCAGCTACTAGTCTATGGATGCTGACAGGAACTCCCGCATCGCAGTCGCCACTAGACGCATTCGGTCTGGCTAAATTGATTAACCCCACTGAAGTCCCTAAGTACTTCACGGCGTGGCGCGATAAAGTAATGCAGCAGATTACCCGGTTCAAGTGGGTTCCTAGACCATACGCTAAGAAGCTAGTATTTGACGCACTGCAACCGGCTATCCGGTTTGAGAAGTCCCAGTGCCTAGACTTGCCGCCGCTTGTGTACCAGACACGTGACGTCCCGCTTACCCCACAGGTCTTGAAGTATTACAAAGCGCTAAAGAACGAATTGCTGATAGAAGCTGCTGGAGAGCAGATCAGCGCAGTCAATGCAGCAGCA